GTCACGAGACGTGTCGAACACGAAGGGATATCGTTTGTCACGATTTCTCTTCCATCCTTTTGTCAAGACTTCGAGAGTTGTCTTGAGAAGGGTTTGGTTGACTCTACATGTTTCTTAGGCTTTAAGAGACGTGGAGCGCTCCCCGCGTTTTTGCGAGGTTTGCTCAGTCAGGTGTTCGACGCTAGTGATGGTACCTTGCTCGAGGAAGTGAATCACCTTGCGGTTCATGCAGTTCGACAGATCTGCTTGCTCAACAAGAAAGTTTTACTTCCATGTTCAAAAGAACGTGAAAGGAAAGCCTTTGATTCATACCTCGAGACCGACAGGTCCGTCCTTGCATTTGAGAGCTCTCTATCCAGATTCTGGACTTCTAGTCCAGAAGATGGTCGAGGAGCTGCAAATGCCCATGCCTCTACTGACTTCTCTCACTCAAGAGAGACTTCTTATAGAGGATCTTCTGGAAGTGGAAGTAGTGATGCTTCCTCTTCTTCGATCTTGGGAGATAAAACTCCAATTGAATTCTCTCACTTCTCAGAAGTGTCGAATCTCCTTTGGGGTTCTCTCTTCACTGCCGACTCGTTTCGAGTCGACTCTAGAAGAGTTCTACCTAAGCATGGACCCGGTTCAACAGCTGAACGTCTTCCATCTAATAGAAGATTTTCATTGCCTGTTTGGCACCGGAGGCTTGACCACTGGTTCCCAGCTGCGGACTTTGTTATCCCTAATTCAGGATACATTGACCGACTAGATGGAGTCCAGTTTGTCGACCCGGAACAGGAACGCCCGGTTAGGGTTATTACTGTTCCTAAAACGCTGAAAGGCCCTAGGATCATTGCGATTGAACCCGCATGTGTGCAATACACACAGCAGGCCATTCTGGAAATCCTAGTAGATCGTCTGGAAAATTACAGATTCACTAGTGGATCTGTTAACTTCTCGGATCAAACCGAGAACCAGAAGATGGCCCTTAGCTCCTCTAAGACCGGTCGTTTTGCAACGATTGATCTAAAGGATGCTTCGGACCGCGTTTCATCCCGCCTTGTCTGGCAGATGCTAGAGCGTCAACCAACTTTTAGGTCGATGGTCTTCGCCTGCCGCTCGACTCGTGCGGAAGTACCAGGAAAAGGTATTCATAACCTCTCCCGGTTCGCGTCTATGGGGTCAGCTCTTTGTTTCCCGATCGAGG